GTAAAATGGAAAAGACAGAAGTACCTGGCATTTATAAAGAACGTGATGGCATTCTTATAAATAGAGATAATAAGGCCTTAGCTGCATATAAGAAACGCATGAAAAAAGAAAAAGCAATTGATGATATGCAGAATGAAATGGCGGAATTAAAGAACGATTTACAAGAAATAAAAGATTTGCTAAAAGGACTGGTAAAGTAAATGGGAATTGCAAACGTTAACCTCACAGATACATTCCAAACTTGGGTTACTAAAACTAACCAAGTAATCATTTACTCAAACCAGTTAAATGACACATCAAATTTAATCTATCTTACATTAAATGCTGCATATACCGTTCTTAATGCTGCATATACTTCCTCTAATGCGGATTATGTTTTAACTAATTCCGTATTTACACAAGCAAACACTGACAATGTTAGATTATCCGGAGCATATGTTTCTTTAAATGCTGCTTATGTTTTAACTAATTCTTCATTTGGCCGTGTTAACTCAGTATATGACTTAGCAAATGCCAATTATGATGTGTCAAATGCGGCATGGAATATGCTCAATTCTGCATATGTTGTGGCAAATGCCGCATATAATAATGCTAATGTAGGATTAGTTTCTGCTAATGCTTATGCTGGATTTATGGCTAACTCGGTAAATGTTGGCACCGGAACATCTGCTAATGCCTATGCAGGTTTCATGTCCAATTCAGTAAATTCTTGGGCCAATGTTGTAGGTATTTCAGGAAACACATATGCCAATGTGGTTGGTATTTCAGGTAATACTTATGCTAACTTGGTTGCTTTATCATCCAATGCCTATACTAACGTTTCAGTAGCAGCATCTAACGCATACACTAACGTTGTAGGTTCTTCCGCTAATGCTTATGCTACGGCAATGAATGCCTCAGGTAATGCCTATGCTAATGTAGTTGGTATCTCAGGTAATGCATATGTTAATGTATCTACTACTGCGGCAAATAACTATGCTGGTTTTATGGCCAATAGTGCAAATGCTTACACAGCGACAGTTGATGTAAAAACACAGGCGGCATTTACACTAGCAAATAACGTTAACGGCGCAGTGACGCTAATCTTAGGTAATGCCGCAGCATCATTACAAGTAGCACAAGCAAACTATAATACAACTAATGCTGCATTTGATGTTGCTAACGCGGCATACGGAAATGCTAATACCGGTCTTGTTTCTGCAAATAACTATGCAGGATTTTTGGCAAATGGTAGTAGTGACCGAGCTAATACGGTTGGTATTTCTGGCAATGCCTATACCGTAGTGGTTGGTGTGTCTGGTAATGCTTATGCAAATGTAGTCGGTGTATCAGGCAATGCATATACCAACACAGTCACGGCATCGGATAGAGCATACACAAATACATCAGTTTCTTCCGTTAATGCTTATGTAAATTTATCCACATCATCTGCCAATGCTTATGCTAACGTTATAGGTGTTTCTGGTAATGCATATATTAATGTTGTAGCAGTATCTATTAATGCTTACGCAAACGTTGTCGGCGGCGCCGCAAACTCTAATCTATCTGTTAGCACAGTCGCAGCAAATACCTATGCCGGTGTTATGGCCAATGCCGCAAACGTTCGTGCCGGTTCTATGGTCAATTCGGCCAATGCATTTGCTGCTGCAACATATCTTCCTTATACAGGTGGAACAATTACAAATGACTTAGTTGTTTCTGGCAATCTAACCATTTCTGGGATAACGACTTACGCTAATACACAAAGTTTACAAGTTGGTGATAATATTATTGTCCTAAATGCGGACATTCCTAATAACGTTATACCTACCGAAAACGCTGGTATTGAAGTCAATCGCGGAAATAGAAATTCCAATGCTGCTCTTACATTCATCGAATCGGCTTCAGCATGGGCATTTACAAGTAATACTCTAAACCCTTATACAACTTATATCGCTTCCAATACTTTAGTTGAAGGTGTTTCACAAAATACAACCGCAGCATTTGCTAGAGCAAACAGCGTTGCAGCAGGTGCAAATTCTTATAGCGATACTAAAGTTGCAAGAGTCTTTAGTAATGGTGCTGGTAGAGTTTGGGCTAATACAATTTCATCTGGTACATTCCAGAATGTTTATGTTGACCTTGCTACCTCTGGAGTTACAGCATCCATATACGGTGGCGCATCACAAATTCCAGTTATTACGGTTGATGCTTACGGTCGATTAACATCTGCGGCTAATGTCACCGTTCAAGGTATGGATTATCCATATGCTAATGGTATTGGTGCAGCATCAAACACTTGGGCCAATACAGTTGGTGCATCAGCAAATTCTTATGCAATAACAACTTATGCACCAAAAGCAAGCCCAGTATTTACAGGAACAATTGACCTAACTGCGGCCAATTTCAGACAGCAAACACTAACCGATGCATCAACGATTGCATGGAACACAGCATCAGGTACCGTTGCAACCGTTACCTTAGGTGCCAATAGAATTATGGATGCACCAACAAACCTTAGAGTTTCCACATATATACTTCATGTATATCAAGATGGTGTTGGTGGTCGCACATTAACATGGAACTCGATATTCAAATGGCCAGGCGGCGTGGCACCAACATTATCGACCGACCCAAATGCCCATGACGTTTTCTCTTTTGTCTGTGACGGCACTTATCTTTATGGTTCATTCTTACCAGCAGTAGGATAAGGAAAGCAAATGTCCGAATACGTAGAACTTTATATGGACCAAGGTGCTGATTTCAGCACCACGATACAGATAAATAGTGAAGATAATAATTTAGCACAAAACCTAACTGGTTATATTGTAACCAGTCAGTTAAGGAAATCTATCATTTCTATTAGTCCAGTTGCTAATCTGGTTTGCACAATTCCACAAGCTAATAGTGGAGAAGTTTTTATTGAATTAGATGCTGGAAATACAGCAAATATACCAGCAGGAACTTACTTTTTCGATGTTAAAGTTAATGATACTGTTGCTGGATTAAAATCCAGACTGATTGAAGGTGTGATTTTTGTTACTCCATCAATAACAAGGTAGGAAAATGCCTAAAATAGTAGTAACCACAACACCTAAGAATCGAATTTTGATAAATACCTTTAACGGAGCAGTAGGAGGCGGGATTCAAAACCTAACTCAATTGAAAGACATTGATGCCTCCGATATAGATGATAACGAAACAGTCGTTTATGATGCAGCAAGTGGAAAATTTAAAATAGAAGAATTGCCGCTCATAAACGGAGGAGAATTTTAGGCCATGTCCAATACAAGAATTCAAATTAAAAGATCCAGTATTAATATAAAGCCGGTAGATGGGTCGTTAAGTGCTGCTGAACCAGCATATTCCTATCTTTCCGATAAGTTATTTCTCGGTTCCTCAGATGGTTCCGGTGTTATTGCCATCGGCGGTAAGTTTTTCGTAGACCAGCAAAATGCTGTCTATAACCTCGTAAATTCAGCCTTCACTACTGCTAATGCTGGTGGTGCAGGTGCCAATGCAATTTACGACATCCTAAACGTAGCATTTGGTGTTGCCAATTCAGCATATGTATCAGGAAATGCTAATTATACGGTAACTAACGCAGCATACACATCAGTAAATGCTGCCTATACCGTTGTAAATGCTACTTACACAAGTTCTAATGCTAACTATACATTAACAAATGCTGCTTATACATCAGTAAATGCGGCCTTTGCGGTTGCCAATGCTGCTTATGGTAATGCTAATAATCTTGCTGTAAGTGCTAATGCTTATGCCGGATTTATGGCCAATGCTGCTAATGCTTATACTAATGCAACATATGTTAAATTGACATCACCATCACAAACGGTCACCGGTGATTTTAGTATTACTGGTAACTTGTTCATCGGTGGTAATACAACTGCTGTTTCGGCCAACAATCTTGTTGTCAACGATTCGCTAATCTATCTTGCTAATGGTAATCCTTCAGATATCTTAGACATCGGCTTTGTTGGTAGTTATATTAATACAGGTTCTGCCCATGTCCATACCGGTCTTTTTAGAGAACATGCTTCAAAGCAATACTACTTGTTCCAAGGATATGATGCCAATCCAGAATTAATTAATGATATTGTTCCTTATGCCAACAATATGGTTAATGCCACATTAATTGCGGATTTTTTAACCAGCAACTTAACACTTGGCGGTGCTAATGCTATTGTTTGGATCAAATCTGCATACGACAATGCAAATGCTGGTTTCAATGTTGTTAATGCTGCATATACATCTTCCAATGCTAACTATACATTAACAAATGCCGCGTTTGGTGTTGTAAATGCCGCTTATACAAGTTCCAATGCCAACTATACGGTAACAAATGCTGCCTATACACTTGCTAATGCTAACTTTGACGTTACAAATGCCGCATACACTTCCGTAAATGCTGCTTATGTGGTTGTTAATGCTGCTTATACTTCAATAAATGCAGGATACACCGTAGCTAATGCTGCTTTCGGAACTGCTAATACTGCTGATGTTCATGCGGCAAACGCATCTTATGTGAATACTGGTACATTACTAGTCAACTATGGCGGTACTGGCCGAAATTCATTCACCGCAAACGGTGTTATATTCGGAAACGGAACAGATGGTTTACTTGTAACATCTGCTGGATCAGAAGGCAATGTTCTACAAGTAAATAGTTCTGGTGTTCCTCAGTTTGGAATGCTCGACGGAGGTAATTTCTAACTGTAATTGGAGAATAGATTATGAGTGATGCTAACAAATATATTAATACCTATGTTGATTTTGCAATGGGTATGTTGCACGAACAATTGAGTACCATATTACAGTTAAAAACACAACTCAAAATTGCGGCAGATATTCTTCCTGATAGAGAGGCTTTAATTGCTTCTCTTCAGGAACAATTAGAAGAATGTAATAAATCTTCGCAAGATTTGACAAAGAATATCCAAGAAGCTAATGAAGTGAAGGCCTCAAATGAGGCCATAAAAAATAAAGTTTCACATATGGATGCTTTGACAGGTCAGTTAAATGAAGTAAAGCAGGCATTATTAAGTAAAACTAGTGAATTAGATACATTAAAAGAGGAAGTAAATAGACTTAACAGTCAAATTTCCGAATTGAATAAAATAGTAGATGAAAAAAATAGCCAGCTTTCCGAAAAGGAAGCAGAAATCGTCAATCTTAATAAACAAATTCCGCCTCCGAAAAAAGTTATAAATAGAAAAAAGCCAGAAGAGGTTGAAAGTGTTCCAGTGGTTGTACCAGTGGTAGATGCTGATACTCAACCAAAAGATGAGAATGACGACTTTTAATGTCCAACACGGTAATAAGACTTAAAAAATCTTCGGTTGCTTCCCACTTACCAGATCCAGGACAACTGGAATATGGTGAGATTGCTCTTAACTATGCTGACGGTAAAATCTTTTATAAAGACGCAACCGGCAATGTTCAGCAAATTTCTGGTAGTGCTAATTCTTTTTCTACCGTTAGTGCCAATGGCACCTACCTTATAGCAACATCACCTACC